ATAATAAAGGTAATCCAATTAAAGGGCACTTATTTCAAACCGAAATGGATAAAATTACATCTAAAAATATGATTGATATTATTAAAGAAGCGGCATCTCGCGAAGTATTAGAAGAAACGAATATTAAATTAAACTTTATAGATAATGCTGTATGTTCATTAAATATATATGATAATAATATTATTGGTAATTATTACGTGATTAGTAATAATAATAAGCACAATATAACTATTAATTTATCATCTACAAATTATGAATTATTAAAAAAAAGTTTTCGTGATAATTTAGAAGAACACCAAAAATTTATGGAAAATACAGGTGAAATTTCAGGGATAATTTTATAGAAAACAATATAATATATATAAAAACAACTTAAAGACAATATTCAATAACTAATTGGAGGCGACTGGATATTATTCATACATTAAAGGTTAATAACTAGACATCGTCCGCCAAATAATGGCAACTTGTCCGAGTGGTTAAGGAGACAGACTTGAAATCTGTTGTGTAAATCGCGCGTAGGTTCAAATCCTGCAGTTGTCGTTAAATAACATTTTATAAATATTCAAATATATTTATAAAAAATAAAAACAAGAAGATTACATAGACATCAACATGTTATGGGAAAGGGAAAAAACAACGCCAAATACGACGGCGTGGGTTGCCGCGACCACCATTTTACTACCGCCCGGGGGCAGAGACAGGAGAATACCAGGGGTCAATACGAAAAACAAGACAGCGGCAAAAATAAACATAACTAAATTCATTTGTCTAAATATATAATACAAAAATATAATATTTTTTAGTTAAGAATAACTAAAATATAAAAAACACAAAATTAATTAACTTAAAACTTAATATATATATATAAACTTAAAACACTATTTGTAAACACTATTTGTAAACGCATATAAATTATAAAACACATATTTTTAGAAACTATTTCTTTTACACATATACTCCATAATCATATTCACAACGGCAAATATTTCCGCAGCATTTAAAACACCAAAATGCCAATCCGCAATATCTAGCGCCCATAGACTGGCGTCATCTAGCGACCAATTTTCAAATACATCGTGATAGTCCTCGAGTGATTGAATATATGAAAACACACTCTTACACTTATATTCGCATTCGATTTCGTCAAATGCCGCGAGCGTCTCGCCCTCTTCAAACACATACTTGCCCACTAAGAACTTGCGCAAATTGTCGATGTCGGTGCGGCGGCTTCTGCTCTGTCTTTCTTCGTCGCTGATTGGTAGTTCCTCTTGAACTTTGTAAACAATGCCTCGGTTGATGCGGGCTATATATTCGGTATCTTCTTCTTTTTCTAGCTGTAGTTCTACTTCTAATTCCATCCTCATAAAATCCGCGGCAACAGGGCGGATAATAACGCCGTCTATTTCGTAACAGTATAATTCGGTCATCTTTTTTAAAATTTTAATAATTGTAACAAGGGGAATAATATTTTACAAGAAATAAGTTTGTGAAAATAAATTTCAATTTTATTTATTTTTAAAAAATAAAAAAATGAATACTGTTTACAATAAATTTTATTTTGTTAAGTTAATATAACAATATGGATTCAGGATTTGGAAATAGTAGTAGTATGTCATCATCACGTTCATTAGGAGGTGGTGGAGGTGGAGGAGACAAAGATGTAAACCCATTGCTTATATTTGTATCTGACACTGATGGAAAATCAGCACTATCAACCGCATTCGACTTTATTACATTTTTTTCACCAATTATTATTATTGTAGGCGTCTTTATTTTGTCAGTGTTTTCATCATCAGTAGCCAAGGCATTAGTATTTGTATTTTGGTTTTTTGTTGTAACCGCGATAAGAAATGTAATTGTGAAATTTAGCGACAGTGGACCCAAAGTAACAGGACCTAAAAACATGTGTACTTTAGGTGTATTTGCGCCATTCATTCCAAACACAAATCTAACATATAGCACATTTATATTGGCATTTACAATGTTCTATTTCATTTTTCCAATGATTTTATTGAATAATGATACCAATTCGACCGTATTTAATTACAGAATTATTGTATTTTTTACAACATACATCGTATTCGATTTACTAATTAAAAAGCAAAGATTGTGTTTACAAATGTTGTCACCAACATCCATTATAGGTGACCTTGTTGGTGGTATAGCAGCAGGCATTTCGGTAGCAAGTATTTTGTATTATACAAAGAGTGACTACATGTTTATCAATGAAGCTGCGTCCAATGCCGAAGTATGCTCGATGCCCTCAAAACAGCAATTCAAATGTTCGGTATATAAAAATGGCGAACTTGTTAGTAGCTCAGTAAATTAAATGATTTTTAATTATATATTTTTTAAAAATAATTTATAGTTCAAAGTTAGACAAACTTGACATTAACCATACTCTCAATGTCTGTAATAAACGGCCTCTATGAAACGATTCGGTTATTAAATTCATATTGCCGTGCGTATTGAAGTTTCTAGCGAATGCGTTAAACGTGTCGATTAGCTTCAATGTATTGTAATATTGTAAATCGACATAACGAAAGGGTCGCACACTGCGGCGCTTGTTTACGCTATTATGGAAGACGTAAATCAGATTAATAAGGTCTTGCTTGGTCTTAATGTTTGCCGTATTCACATTTGACCAAAATTGTTTGGCATGGGTCGAACATTCGGGACATGGTAAGAATAAACAGATTTGAATTAAATGTGATATGACTTGTTTACATATGACAGGAAACTGTTCTTCTTTAATTTTAGCGACGAGCGTATGCATAAATATCCATGTGGGTGGACCCCATTGACTTGGTGACATACTTATACTAAATGAAATAAAATAAATTTAAAGATTATTTGTATAATAATATAAGAACCGTAAAATGGCAAAATATATAATTGAAGGGAATATTGATTTTTATGACGAATTATACAAGTCTTTGGGCACTAAAGATTGTAATGATAATTGTAATGATGGTAAAGAAAAAGTAGAATTGTGTCAAATTTCCGGAATGCCATTGTCTGATAACAATGTCACATTGGAATGTAAGCATAAATACAATTATGATACTCTTTACAAGGAAATATGTAAACAAAAATACATTTTTCGGACATATAATCTTGAAAGTCTGTCGAAACCTGATTTTCAACGGTTTATCGATGCTGCTGTAGATTATTATATTCGGTGTCCGTATTGTAGACATGTTCAGTTTACAATGTTGCCGTATGATGAAAATAGCGGATGTGAGAAACGCTATGGTATTAATTCTTTGGTAAAAGAACATAATGATGCTAATTATTTGATAAAAACCAATATGAATTCAAATTATCATTATAATGCGTATGGTTACACATTTTTGCCGGGTGTTTGTTGTAAAGTCGTAGATGTGAAAGATGGTCAAAATGTGTTTTGTACTACAAAATATTCGGCACTTGTACCCATGATGAACAAGTCGTTTTGTTTAAATCATATTAGAGCTGAAGTAAAACAATATAATAAGGAGAAGAAACTTCTAGAGAAAGCTCAAATGAAAGAACAGAAACTTCTAGAGAAGCAGAAAGAAAAGGTTCAAATGAAAGAACAGAAACTTTTAGAGAAGCAGGAAAAGAAGGAACAAAAGCAGAAAGAAAAGAAGAATACTATTATTAAACAGAATATTCAAATAGGTGAATTTTCTCCAAATACAAATACAACATGTTGTTCAATTTTGAAATCGGGAGCCAAAAAAGGACAACAATGTGGCGCCAAAGGAAAATATAATGGGTTATGTGCTAGGCATATACCACTCAATAAAGAAACAAAGACAGAAGAAACAAAGACAGAAGAAACAAATACCGATATATAATATTCAAAATAAACGATATTAAAATAACACGATTAATTAAATTAGAATATAACATGGAACAAAAATTAGAAGAAGAACCTCAAAAAAAAACTACAAAGGAAGAACTTATCAATAATATCCGCGAATGGATAAAAATCGATACCGATGTAGCTGCTTTAAAGAATGAAATAAAGAATAAACTGTCTCATAAAAAGACACTGACTGATAATTTAGTAAAGGTTATGAAGACAAATGCGATTGATTGTTTTGATATAAATGGCGGCTCATTGGTTTATAATAAGAAGAAAACTAAAAAGAGTTTGTCGGGAAAATATTTGTTACAACAATTAGAGAAATATTATAAGGACCAGCCTGAAACGGCAAAGGAAGTAACAGAGCACTTATTGAGCAATCGAGAAGAAACTATTAAGGAGGATATTCGACGCAAAATTAATAAATAAACTCTTTAAAAGCAAAACAATTTAAACAATATATTTGGATAACTTGTATAACAATTATACAAATATGGATAATTCATTAGAGACAGAACAATTAGAAACAGAACAATTAGAGACAGCAGATAAATATACATATTTAATTCGGAACCAGGTTACACAGGATTTACTTATGGATGATATTATGGGGTCAACAATACAGATTCTTTGTTATCATGTAACCAAGACCGCTGGGAAATATCCGTTCATTCAGATAATGATGGAGAAGAAACACAATATTTTTCCAAATGTAGAACAATTTGTATTGCCAGTTGTAACTTTGTCGTTAGACATAAAAACATTTTTGTCACAATTGGTCTTACAACGAGTAACAAGTGGGTTGGAAGAATTAGGTTGTAACCCATCCATATTGAACACAAGTGACGCGTTTGTGGGACTACTAAATGTAAATGGTAAAAATTATGCTTTGGTAGATATTAGCACAGTCGACATATATCGTATAGGCGTTAGTCGATTAAATAACACATGGTTTGCCTTACCGACTGAAATAATGAACACTCAATCCATATGTAATATACCCATTGATGAAGAGGTTACACAATTGTTTTCAATAATGCCCGAATTGGGAATGTTACATAACCCATTATCAAATAGTGCGTATCCATTACCTGATGCGGTGTATACTGGTTCATATTTAAAAGAAGTAAAATTTAGTTCTGTGTTTGGAATGCCGAAACGTCAAATATATAGTTCATGTGGCGAATATTTTTATTTTAATAGAATATTTGAGGACGCAGTTAGAGAAGGTGGATGGTCTAAATCTTTACAAATGAAAAACTCTTTAATACAAGATCTTATAGACAGTAAAAGTCAATATGGTAAATATATTAGTGGCGGAATAAATCGATACGCATTGTTTCCAGGCAATTATTATATGCATAACGAAGGTTCAACCCGTTTTTCTTTGTCGGATGATGAAGTAATGAATATATTGGCAGTAAAGGATACCATCGTAATCCAGTATGAAAATGAAGAGTTGGATACAATTTTGCCGGATATATTAGTCAATGAGTATGAACAATTTACGCCCATTTCGTATCATATGCTGAACAAGGGTATATTAGGAGATAAATATGAAATTGAGAATCAAGATAAGTATATGGTATTATAAACTATATTCTATAAAACCCATGTAAGTAAAAAGATAATTATTTATTTCTTAAATAATTATATATGTCTAAAATAACTGGAATAGGTATTGCCTTATTATTAGTTATATGTGTGCCAAAAATATTAAGTTTTTATGATATATCGTTGAGCGCTTATGGACCATATCTAGCCTTCCTAGTATTTATTGTAATATTGGCTTTCATATTGCCACATAATTTCTTAGTAACGGTTGATACCGTTGCGAATGCTGCGAAAAATATTAGTGAAGGGTCAGATGCTAGTGCTGCTACTAATACTGATACAAGTAATGCTACTGCGAATGCTGAAGGACAAGGAGTTGAAGAACCTATGAATCCCAGTAATATAATTGTAAGAGAAGAAGGCGGCGGATTTGAAGGAGAAGAAGAATTTGAAGGAATAAGACAAGGAAGACAAGGAAGACAAGGAGGATTTGAAGTAACTGGAGGAGGAAATAGTAGTCAACAATATAACAATAATAACAATAATAATAACTACTCGGGAAGTGGAATGTCACCGGTAGACATGAGTAATTTGTATGATTCAATATCATCTAATAGAAATAGACATAGTAGTCGTTTTTAAACAGGCAACTCGACATTCGCCATAGCGAAACGCTGGGTTTCCTTATCAAGCTCATCGAGTATGACCATGAGCGTTTTCACATCAATCTTATCCTTTAGGTTATCAACGAGTTCACTAGTAATCGCATCACGACCCTTTTCCTTTAAAAACTCGGCCTTAAATGCGCTAACGTGCTGCTTCAGTCTTGCGTCCTTTTGAGCCTTCAAATTCTTCTTTTTAATTAAATTGTCTTGACTAGACCATTGGTTTCTAAACGCTTCAGTTGACGTCAACTTATCACATATTTCAGGTTTAATAATTTCATCAAACTCAAGACTATCCTTGAATTTATATTTAAATTCCTTTATAATTTCATCTGGAATATTGGGACTAGTCTCCATAAGTCGGTCAAATTCCTCTTTACACATTTTGAGCATCTGA